CTAGAAATCTACCTATTTCTTAGATATCCAATCTAGAAATCTATAAAAAGGCGTGCGGTTTTCATTCTTTTGGAGAGAATCAACTGTTTCTTTATAAATTTCTAAAACACTTGTTCCAATCGCATATAAATATATCAAATACAACATGAAAACGAATACTAAATTATAGATATCTCTCGGAATATTCAAAGGAATATCCCACATTAAATAGAGTGGTAGTATCTTAAATAAAAATATAGTAACGGAAAATTTTAAGATTTGTCCAATACTTTGATTTAAGGAAAAGAGAGAACCGATTTCTACTATATTTTCGAAAATCGCAATAAAAAATGCTAATTTTGGCGAAGGTATTTGATCGACCTTACCTTTTTTATGTGTAGCATAAAAAAGTAAAAACCATACAACTATCCAATAGGAGAAAAGTTTATCCCAAGATATATCCATTTATATAATCTATTATTTTATTATTTGAGAGAAGTATAATATATAAAATAATAATATTTTTACATATTATATTACACCTGATAGTAGTATGGTTCCTATAAAAACATATATAACACATTATACACCATTAGTCAAGAGAAAACAGTTTATGGAAAATCAAATCTCTCGTTTTGGATTAAACACATAATTTATTTTAGATTATGATCGTGAAAATCTAACCACATCTAATTTAGATATATTTGATAGATATCATCCTACCTTAAATCGTGAATTGAAGCTATCGGAGATTTCACTAATATTACACCTTTTCACCTTTCAAACGCCGATTATATTTGATAATTCTGCCTAGAGGCAGAATTATCAATATATAAAGGCGATTTATCGGTGAAAAGTAACAGTTACCTAATTACATTAAAAGATGCCGACCCTGTGGGTCGGCATTTGAAATGTAAAAAGGTGTAAAACATATCGAATGTTATAAACGTATTATCCAAAATAATGAACCTTCTATGAAATAATAAATTCTTCCATTTTTATTCTCTCATTTTTTCTTAAATACCAAATTCCTTGTAAAAATGCGTCGGCTAAATCGTCTTTTTTCTTTGAGGCCGAGAGAATCTGGATTTTTTCATTTAACCAAGGATTTTTTTCGAGGATCTCTCTAGTTATTTGAACGCCATCCGTTTTATGTTTTTTATAATGCTGTTTTTTTTGGGTTTCTTTTGATTTTTCTTCTTTTTTTTCCAAAACACTCTCCTTTTCAAATCCCTTTTTATCTTTTACGATCGAAGATTGTAAAGGTGACTGATCAAGACCAATTATTTCTGACCCCGTAGGGGGTATATTTATTGTGAATTGACGTAATTTATTAGCCGAAGAAACAAACTCGATTTTGGCCTCTGGATAACGCATAATGAAATACTGCGCGAGCATCCCCTGGACACTTTTCATCCTGGTTGCAATCGTGGAAATCTGATTTTCGATTAAAACCATAACCACATCGGAAATTTGCGGGACTTCGTCAAGAAGTCGCACCATATTTCGGCCGATCGTGATCAAATCGGTATCTCCAGCCCCTACTTTTTTCATTTCGACAATAGGTTGTAAACAACGGTTTTGGAAATAGGGGATTAAAATATCGATATAGGATTTCTTTGTTTTTTTAGATTCTCTCGAATCTCTCGATTCAATAGAAAATTCTTGTAATAATTTTTCCAGATCTTCTATTTTCATTTTTTTGAGAGAAGTGGATTGATAGGTTTTCTTCGGAAGGAGAAATTCGGTCTGTTTTTTTGCGCATTTTTCACAGAAAAATATTTCTTCATTGTTTTCTATCGATTTCTTAAATTTCGCGGATTTTCCACATAGATTCATTTGATTTTCTACATTCTCTCTAGTATCCAAAACATAATTCATACTATTATCTAATTTTAGAATACTCTCTATTGTAACTATTTTCTTTTGTTTTGTTTCTTTTTTATCGTCTTTTTTTACTTTTTTAGAAATCGGTTTGAGAGAATATCTACATTTTTCTTGTATTTCTTTTGTTTCATCCATTAAATTTAAAACGGACCATTCATTTATAGTAAATGGTATTTGTGGATTGATATTATTTGAGAGATCGAGAGAAAAAAGGCAAAACGCCATATTTTTTATTCCAATATCGAAACTTATTATTTTTTCTTGAATAATATTTTTGGACATTCGATATAAATAATACTTTCAATATTTATATTATTTTTTATTTTACTATCTAAAATATATAGTAATATACTTGTATTTTATAAGAGATAATTATATATAATTATAAATTCAATACTACCTATCTACCTATCTACCTATCTAGTAAAAACTAAACGATTCGTCTCCTGTAATGGCTTTTAATGCAGCGTTAACCATAACACGTTCGACGAATTCATCGCTCTCGCATAAGTAAAACTTATAAAGACCCCAGCGAGTTTCTTCAATCGAAATACCTAATCCACGAGAGATATCCTCCGTGTTGATACCTTTTACCGAATCGAATACAAACTCGTACCATCCACCAGCCATTGAATAGTCCGCCTTACAAACCGCTTTATACTTGAGTGAAATTGCTCCATGCGTATCCTCGTCCTTCACTTGGTGAATATAATAGGTTCTTCCTACTTGTAAATCCTTGAGTGCAATTTCGATCATTTTTCGTTTGTCTGTATTCTGTTGGGGGGGGAAATATACCCTTTATAAAATTCTAAAAAAGGATTTCAATTTTTTGATACCTTTCAAAAAAAAAATATAAAAATCTCTCAAAGTATAATAAAAAATATATAAAAATGTTAACCTCTTTTAGAAAATTCTGTAAATATATTTATGAAACAATTTCTGAGAGATTTGAGAATATTTATTCCATAAATAAACATATGTTAGAAAATGAAAATATGAATTATTGTAGAATGCAAGATGGTGGATTCTCTCATACGGAACCGACAGAATCCGAAAAAGATATTTCGGAAAAAATAAAATCGAGGATGGAATCCTATAGAAAATAATTTTATAAATAATAGTATTATTTATAAAAGTTTATAAGATGGAAATAATTCTGATATTTGGATAAAGATTTTTCGGTAAAATATCTCTGCGCCAATATGATTGATAAAAATATTATTAGACATATTTTGGATCAGGGCATGTTCCATCTTCATTATAACATTTATCTTGTGCAATTTGATCTGCAAGATTATGAATATCTATTTCCACATCTGGAGTCAATTCTAAAGCGTAACCTATAATTGCTGGTACTCCTCCGCCTTGTCCACCCTCAGCAGGTAATTGTACTTTTTTAATTTTCATCTTGAGGTCTTCTGATAATGCATTTTCTACTAGGTATTGATTTAAATATGCTGTATTACCTACTACGCCAATTTGGTTTGGTCCAGTAAATCGAATTGCTTGCTCTTTATTTTGATAGATAACTATACTACCATCATTGTTAATTTTAGGTTTGTCGCCTTTAATAACTGCTCCTATAATAATAGCTAAATTATAAATTACTCCTGCAAACGGAAACCCTCCATTTGTTATTTTAACGCTTTTAATCTTTTTTAAAGACTTTCGAGTTTTTACGTTTCTGCGTTTAATCGATTTTACTGATTTCTTATTTTTTAACGATTTGCTCATTATATATAATACAAAATATTTTATATAATTAATAAAGTATATTTTTAAATATTTATTTACCGAACTTCAATAATTCTGCTTGGGTAATAACTGGTGCTACTTTCTGTGCCTGTAATTGCTCGCGGGATAAATATGTGTGTTTCAAATCACTCGAGACATATCCATTGGGTTTTTCTTGGCTAATAAACGAGGGATATGCATAAGGAACGGAATATCCTGCAGGCGTATCTTGATAGCGTTTAAAATAACCCACATCAATCGCCGACTCGCGATAATTATATCTCATGATATCTTTCGCCTGATTTGTTAGGTATTGTCGGTACTCCCAATTAGAATGAATACCAGCATCCTTCAAAATAGCATTATTTAAAACGGCTTCAGGTTGGTCGGATGCGACGATCGCACGTCCATCAGACATAAGAGGTGGGAATCCCGGATAAACTGCATTCGTACTATAACCTAAAGCGGATCGCGGTATCACTAAATCATTTCCAGTATCTACTGGATATGCAGAGGAATAAGAAATATACGACATATTTTAATTATTATATATTATATATCCTATATATAATATATTTTTATTGGCTTTTAATGTTTTCTTGTCTTTTATGTTTTTTATTCATCTAAAATAGTTGTAAAATGACTAAATGCGCATATACTGGATGATTACCTCCAGCTAAAGTAGTTATAGTTAAAGCACTCGATTCCGCAATCGGGTTACGAAGACTAATAATCGAATTTGCGCTAGAAGTTGTAATTAAAGATACACCTGTCTATTCGAATCCTAAATGGACAACAGCACCTCTCATAAAGGCAATGATATATCTGTTCTTTGTGGCTTGGAGTAAGGCCATACCAATAAGGATGTAAAGAAGGCCTTCTATAAAGACATCGGCGTGAGACCCGGGTCCGGCATAAAGTAGGCAGTAATACGACTGAAGTCCGGTGAAATATCCTAGGGTGTGTTTCAATACGCCTATTATAAAGAAAATGAGTATAAAAGGAGGGCAGTCCCCCTGGAAGGGGGGCATAATACCTTGGTTCCCTACCTTTATGACAAATTGAAGAAGGCTATATAGAACGAGTGAGTAAACGGCTATGAAAAGGGCTTCTAGAAGGATGTGTATATATCATATAGGTATATATCATTTTCTTTTTTGTGTTTTCATAGTGTTTTTTCTACGTTTGGATTTTCTACGCTTTGATTTTCTTTTCTTTTTTCCGCCTTTTGAATAAGGCCCAAATTTAATACCTTCATTGACCATTTTTTGTATCATAGTCGTACTGAATGGATACGCTCTAACGCCATTGTTGGGATCGATGACAAAAAGTGTTTCGGGTATATTCGGATCTTGAACAGGCCGACCGTGCATATGCCCATTTGGGTAAAATTCTTCTACTGCAATAACATGATTTCCATTGTATGTGACTATCTTTACAGGGATTACATAGTCATCACGTACTAAAATAAATCTTTTCCCTACCGAGTGTTCATTCAAAGTAACCTCGTCTTCTTTGAATTTAGCTACAATTGTTTTTTCGGGACTACGCTCTGCAGGTTCTCTAGTAATTATAGATCCAATGGAATAACCACTCTCATTATTATCTTGCATAATTTTCTATATATGTATCATATAAATTATCCTAAAGTAAATTAGTAAAAAAAATACTAGTATTTTTATAAAGTGATGTTTTTTTATGTATATTTATTGGAATCGACGGACAAGATAACCTAGGTAGGAGCAACCGTGGATTTAGACCATCGATTGAGACAACACAATTGCGAAATATCGGGCGGGGCTGTTGCGACGAGTTCGCGCGTTTATCATATTAGCGGATTTCCCGATTGGAAAACCGCGCTTTCTTTCGAATGGGCATTCAAATTTCATAGCCGGAAACTTCCTGCTAAATTATATCCACTAAAAAGGCGGATGATGGGATTGAAAACACTCATGGGGCTTGAGAGGGCCACGTCGAAATCGGAAGATGCCTACCCTCTGGGTCCGCATTTCACTGCGTAGTAAATGAGAAAAGGTGTAAAAGAATGCCTAAAGTTATACTTAGTATACATATTTATAAATATATAAATATAAATGTAAAGCATATATGGTCGTGTAAATTACAATTGTAATTACATTATTCAGTATTAGTCAATAAACGGATCAAATCCATTTTTTTCAATTTCTTCGTATCTGTTGCAAGACCTTGCTGGATGACGAGTGTGCGTAATTCACTAATATCCATTTTTCTATAAACTTCAGTAGGATTTACCATTTTATGAACAGTGGGTACTTTCTCTTCTAAAACAGAATCTATCTTCTTTATAATAATTTCATCATGTGATTCTTCATAATCATTTAATTCTATTTCTAAAGGTTCGGAATCTTGCAAGTCGGTGTCTCCTTCTTCCGATTGATATGATATTTCTAGTTCTGGTTCTGGTTCCTCTTTATATAAATGCATATTTGCATATTCTTCGAAATTCAAATTTTCATCGAATTCTTCAGAAATATCATCTGATATAGGATGTATTTTAATATGTTTAATCACTTGAGGTTCTTCAAAATCACTCTCATAATCATCCGAATCTTCGTTCGATGAGTCATCGGAATCGTCATCCGATTCGTCTATATCTGAAACAACAATTTTTTGGCGGTCTACTCTCTCTTTTTCTTCTCTCTCTTTTTCGCTACCTCTTAAAGACAATTGAGAGACTTGTGAAATAGCTACTTTCAAATAGGCGAGTTCCTTTAAAAAATCATTCATAATATTAGTAATTGTAGTTGTTTTTTGTTCTAAAGTAGTTAGACGTTCTTTAAAATGATATACAATCATCATAATTAATACAAATGTGATAGCTAAACTTATAAAGAAAAATGTTTCAACAAGGCTAAAGAATCCCATTTAATATCTCAATATAAATTTTATTTAATTCTTAAACGAAACTATTTATATTTATTTATAATAAAAATACTTTTATAAAACTTGTTTTCTTTTCATATATATATTATAAGTTCGATGGATAATAGTACACCAATAAATCCAACAGTATCTGCACAAACAGTCGATTGGAAAATAGCTATGATTATATTTCTAGTCATAATCATATTAATTTTTACTAGTTTAGGAAGTTTTGCATCGGATTTCATATCTAATGTTTTATATTCAACTGGATGGTTTATAGGAAAATCAAGTGATGTTGTTTCTAAAACATCAGAAACTGGTATTGAAATTGCAAATGGAGCTGTTCATAATGGTAGCGAATTATTAATTAAAGCTAGTAAACATAGTGGGAATGATGCGCCTACAACAATAGGATCTACTATTAATACTCCAAGTGATAGTCATATGAATACTCATAAAGAAGAACCTTCGCCGGATAAAACATCTAATCCTATACAGAATCCTATTTCTTCTGGAAAATCAAACTGGTGTTTAGTCGGTGAATATCAAGGTCGCCGTGGATGTATAGCTATTACGGATTCTGATAAATGTATGTCCGGTCAGATATTTCCTTCACAACAAGCTTGCCTAAATCCTACATTTAGTCAAAATGTATTACCAAATATGACTACACCAAATGGAATACCGCCACGTATTGATTTAACTGCATTACCCAATACATATCCTTCATTTGAACAGCAACAATTCGCCGAAGCACAAATAAAAAATGTCCCTAGAAATTAACTCTTTACATTTTAAATTTTACATTTTTACATTATGTAAAAACAATTAATAATCTCTCAAATCATAATAAATAATTCGTTTATTTATTATAAATATGAATTATACGAATTATATTAATAATATAATTATGAATAATCCGAAGATTCTCTCGGTTATCGAATTACAAAATGGATATTATTTCGTTTATGCTTCTAATAAAAAATCCAATTATAAAATCATGGATGAATGCGAGATTTATTATGATTTTGTGAAAAAGCATACACCTCAAAGAATAATAGAACAATTTGAAATAAACGATGATTTTATAATCGATTTAACAGTAAAAACATATATGCATATGTATGGATATCATTATGTGAGAGGTGGGTCGTATTCTGAAGAAAATCTCTCAAAATCACAAAACGAAATTATTGAAAAGGAATTAGAGTATATAGAAGAAATACAAATTATAGATGATGATTATTCTATGAAAGAAATTCAAAGATATAATAAATATTATGAATCCATAGAAGAAATCGACGGACTTATTTTAGAAGTTAGAGAGAATTTCCGAAAATACAAAATTGAACAATCGAGATATGATACATTATTACCGAATCCTTATAAAAACGTATTACAACATATGATACCAGAAGATTTTGATTGGTTATATGATATCTGTATTCTATCTAAAGAAATATCTAAAAAAGATAAATTAGACCCTCATTCTGTAAAAAATAAGGATTATATTGAGAAATATAAAATACTTCTCAATGGAATAAAATATCTTTATTTTCTCTCTACAAATACAGAATTTTTCGTAAAATATTCAAAAAAAATAGAAGAGTGTTCTATCTATCTAAAACATCCAGAGTTTATGTTCGATCAATTTATATATCATAATATTGATAGACCAATAATTGAATTAGCCAATTTTTGCTTATTATTAAAATTACTATTATCTATAACAATAAACAGAATGGACGAATATAAACACGATTTATTCACATATCACTATAATATTGAATGGATTACAACCAGAATATTATATGTTTTAGAAAAAAAGAAGATAAATTTTATTGAAAATAGGATAGTCGATGTAGATTAAGTAACTACGAGAGTATTATAGGTTGAAATACTTGGATAATTACCTTTTACAGTACAGTTAAATGTAGTTAATGAATTTTTCGAAACATTAATATAAAATCCATATTGAGGTTGATTAAAATATTGGAAAAATTGGTCCGAATTTGGAATAGTAATATTTAAGAGGGGTGATCCATTAGAATCTACTGAATTTAATAAAATATCATAAATATACCCAAGTTGTGTAGAAAGACCTGTTTGTAGAATATTTCCAGTAGTATCAGTAATTCTAAAATTTTTCAGAGTACATATTCCAATATATTGATTCCCGTAAAAATAATTATTTATTGGATCCATACTATTCGGTATCATTGAAATATCAAATACTACGGAATCTGAAATATCTAAAACTAAATCATAAGCAATATGCGGAGTAGTATTATATCCATATTGAACACTTGTTAAAAAAGGCTGTTTTGGATTAATTAAATTCAAACTTATATTTCTATTGATTGCGGTAGTATTCGAAATAATCGTATTCGATACATCCGCTCGAATATACATACTAATCGGAAATTGAATCGTGAATGAATATGTAGGAGTGATTATATTTTGGATATAAATCGATGTTAGAGTGACAGTGTTTTGCGGAATATAATTAATAAATGTAAGAAGTTGATCTAATTTATCTAATCCACTATCATATATAAAAGGAACAGTTGATTGTTGTTGGTTAATAATTGCATAAGGATTCTGTCCAGTTGCATAATTATATAATGGTACAGTTGTATCTAAAGATAGATTTGTAATAGGCCCTGGAATACCAGATGCATATGATGGTGTAGTAATAATACTACCAGATGGGCATGTTTGTACAGTAATCGAATTAGATGTTTGAGAGATAATATTCGATTGTATAAAAGAAGATGATAAATTACGTTGTTTGCTAGACCCATTTACTATTTGTGCCCAACGTTCTGATCGTGTAAGATTATTCGTTTTTGTATTTGTGTTAGCTGCCGTATATTTAAGGATTTCTGCTTTACGTCGCATATCTAGTTGTGATTGTGTATAAGATAATAAATATGGATTATTTACTAGGTTATCATATCTCTGTGGAGGTATATTATTCAATTGGAAACGTTGTTTTAATAGAACAGAATTTTGATATGCAGTATTATTACAAATATTATTTGGTGTTGTCATAAATATATATATACTATAAAATATATACATTTTATTAGGTGTATTCTTATTCATTTTACGAGGTTGGATACCATAATGTAGATAAATAAGAGCCGCCATATAATCCTTTTGATGGTTCCGCATTTTTTGTATTTGGTCCACTATATACAATACTATTAATATCTATAATATTCAAGGCTCTATTATAATATACTAAATCAGCTAATTTACCAATAAATCCACCATTTTGACAAACATCAACATTATTATAATTTTGTAAGGGTATATTATTTAAATCTTTGCGATAAGTAACAATACCATTCATATAGACATCTAAATATTTATTTTGACAACGTACTGCAAGATGAAACCATTTATTAATAGGTATATTTGATATATCAATACTATCCGGGCTAGGTGCAACTTTATTTGCAGCAGTAGTAGATACTGTATCCATTAATATACGAATTGTATTTGGTGTACTGGTTGTTCCTGTGGAAAAATATACACCTGGCCCATTTGATATTGAAGAAACGCCTGCAGAATTATAGGTTCCACCACCCTTTACAAATATTGGTGTAAAAGCACGCGTACTATTACTTGGGAATCCAGTAAGCATTAGCCATACGGACCATGTGAATTCAATACCAGTAGATTGATTATTTGAACGATTAATAACAGAACTACTTACTTTTGGGTCTTGTGAAATAACCTTACCACTAGTTCCATCAATCATACCATTTATTAAATATACAGTGTTCGATTGAGGATTCATAAAATAGTAAATAAGACGGATTCCTAAATTTAATGCAAATAGAAATACAATAATAGCTAAAACTAGAAATGCGAATTTTGCGATTAATCCATTTGCATTTAAAAATCCACTATCACTTGTAGCAGTTGCGGTCGATTTTGAAAATTCGTCAATATTTGACTGTACGCTATTATAGCTTTCAGAAGCACTTTTTTGTGCACTCGCTAATCCTGCATTGACACTATTTGATACATCACCTGTTGTTTTTTGAACAGTATCCATAAAGCTACCGGATTTATCTGACATATGAATTATATATTATAAAATAGATATATAATTATTACTCTAACTATTCGAATAAATCGTATAGTTATTACTTCCATTATCATTATTCACTGTTAATCCAATTGATAAATTACCGCCTTGGCTTAGACCATTTCCGGCAGAATACTCATTATAAACAGATTGTGGGTCTAAAGGATGATCCCACCGAGTTAATTTTGTTAAATGAATATCTGGATTCGCTACAACAGGAGGAGTAGTAGGTAATGGAGGGGCAAATGTAATACTTGGATTTTGTATGGACTTTGTAATTTGTGCATTTAAAGGATTTGAAATCACTAGTTTACCATCTATATAACAATCAACATAAATCGTATCTACTGCAACTAATAAATGTACCCATTTTTGAATGGGGAAATTATTCGTAATCGTTATTAAATTTGCTCCAGGGCTAGATGGACTAGTAACCATCGCTGTTAAAACGGGACTATTTGGTTTTCCTATAGTTTTTCCATCAATAGTTGTACCACCAAGTAATAGTGTAAAACAAGTTGGACGGGGTTGACCACTTGGCCCACCAACATAGGAATATAAGAAATTTCCAGGACCAGCAAAATTATTTACATAAACCCATGATCCAAAAGAATAGAGAATCGAACTCGGATTTGTTATAGCATTGGATGAAATATCTGTATTCGTATTTTTTAAATAAATATGATTTGCTAAAGACGTAGTTCCCATTGTATAATATCTAATTAAAAAAAATATTATTACAATAATTACTACTCCTAAAATTATTATCCATGTCTCCATATTTAAAATATATACTATAGCTAGTTAAAAAAAAACTATAATACAGGGGGGTTATTTACACTTAATAAATTATAATTATTTATAATTTCGTTTTTACCAAGCATATTACGATAATATACGATATTACATATGGAACCATAAGTACCACTTCGATCATTTCCAAATGGTTCTTCTTGTCCAATAAATATACTATCATGATTCGTATATTCTATAGGATTTGGTATTACAATACTAGTATCAAAAATACCATTTATAAATATATCTACTGCACCATCGCGATAATTAAATACTAAATTATTCCATTTTTGATGCGGTAGTGTTTTATTATATTTGATAGCACTTTTTTTATCGGAAGAAGGTCCTAAATAAAATATATATTGATCGATTCCATTTCTATTATTTAAATACGATATTTTTGGATGATACATACAATTACACCCACTTGGATCGGGACTTATGTACTGGAAAATATCCATCTCTTTTGTATATGTTAATTGTGTAAATGGTTGTATATTTAAGAATATCCACATAGATAACGAAAATGTGTTTCTAATAGGCGAATTTAATGTTACTGTATTTGTAGTAGGATCTGTCATTTTATTTGAAAATGTTAGATATAATGGTGCATCTATACGTTGTTTAGTAGTTAACATAGTTGGGTTTTGAATTAAAACCACACCGTTTGCCGTAGTCATTTCTTTTATTTTAGGATAAAAATAAAAATATATAATAATCAAAATAATCTCAATAAATAATATATTAAAAACTGATTTTGGAGTTGTAAATAATTCATTTAATAAATAGTTAAAACCATCGCTTAATAAACATGGAATATAAAATAAGAGGTTTATTAAAAAAGATACCCATCCTGGGCGTGTAACTATTTTATTTAAAAATACAGTATAGAAAAGAGCGAGCGCTAATAATAAAATGATTCCTAATAAACAATTCAATAAAAAATCGGGTGTTATATAATTAAAAATACCTAGATTTCGAGTAATATAAACTGTTATTATAATAGTAAATATAATGAATAATGCTACAAATAAAAATGAATAAATTTGTACACGATCTTTTGAATTAAAAGTATATATAAAATAAATAAATATACAACAAACTAAAAAAATAATCGGAAGTATATAAACATATGTATTTTGTATAAAAGTATTTGAATCGTTATTCGCGAGTTTAATTATAAATATAATAGCGATTGTAACTAATACTGTTGCAATAATACGTTGTTTTGTAATAGACCCGGGTATTAATACAGATGATTCCGTTTGTACAATTCCCGACATATTACTATATCTTGTGATTTTTTTTATGATTTTTTATTCTCTCATCTCTCAAATATGAAAGGTATCTCTTCTATAGATTTTCGATCGTCGTTTTTTTACCATGACAATCTCTACAAAGTGCTACTAAATTATCAACATGATTACTTCCTCCATATTCTAGTCGGACTTTATGATCGACTTCAAACCATGCATTCAATTGTTCCTGACAATCGCCACATTTCCATCCTTGCCTTGCAGCAACAAATTTCTTTTTTGTTTCGCTAACTGAACGTTTTGTTTTTACTGGATTGATTCCTCCTGTATTCGTAGGACCTTGTGTTGTTCCACCGGAGCTCATTATTTTCCTTTCGGCATAGGCTTGTGCGCCACGGCTCGTAGTATTCATAGAGAGAATTGGGTGGTTCTCATCTATATATGGATAAGATCCTTGTCCTAAATATTGAGATTGTTTTGCAGTAAAATCGAGTATAGGACTAATCATACTGGATGTACCCTTATCGATCGGTAGATATTTCAAATATTCATTGGATGCTAATATCATTTGGCCTGCATTGATCGGATTCTTTTTCACTAACCAATAGACGAATAATCCACCGGCTGCAATACCCGCCATTTGGTAGTATTTTTTATAACTCGCTAGTTTTCGAATATATTGACCTTCTGTATAATGATTAAATATAAGGGCGGAAGTTATCAAAAATATAATAATTTCTATGCGCATTTTATTATGTTATTTATAGAATCTATTTTACTATATTGAGAGATTTTCTCTTTTATAAAAATAGTATTATTATATAAATGGATAATAATACTTTTTCGACATTTAAAGAATCAAAATTATTGTCTAAAAAAGAATGGATATTACCTAATTATATTATTAATATATTTTCATATTTTATTCTAGTATTTATTATAATTTTTATAACGCCCATATTTATTTATACAATATCAATAAAAAAATGCCTACAATTAAAAGTATATTATTACAGATTTCTTGTATTTTTATTGCATTTTTTATTAGTGATTTAATTTCTGCTTTAACACATTGTTTAGTTATAGATAATTCGTATACTGAAAATTCGTATACAATTGAAAATGGTATATTGGTTATTAATACAGATACAGGGTATGCATCGTGTCATCATATTTTTCCCTCTAATTGGAAAGATATTAGTGATACTACAATTTATATAACAATGTTTCTATTTTTATTAATTCCTCAACTATTTATATATTTTTTCATAAAAAATAATTATATTAAATTTACTTTAAATTTAATAATTCTTTTTATAATATTATCTCCGATTGCACATAAATATGCCCATGAAAAAATACATAATCGAGATATTCCTTATATTTATAATTTATTAATAAGTTATGGATTATTTTTAAATCCTAACCAACACCGAAGACACCACATTGAAAATAATTATAATTGGTCATTTCTAAATGGTATTAGTGATATTGTATTCAATAATATTGTTAAAACAATATGTAATTTTTTTAATATATGTCCATATGAGAAAACATTAAAAAGTGCAAAATTATTAAATTCAAATGGAGAGATTATAAGAGTAAAATTTATTGGTGATATCGACGGTGAAATAAAATGTAAAGTGATTAATAATTTATTTATTCGTGCATAATAATATAATCACCAATACATATAAATCAAGAAAAAGCATATCAATATGAATGCTATGAAAATATAGTATTTACTTACTTTTATTTTTTCTGATAGATAAATCGGTTTGGGAAGATACTCCTCTAAATACCGATCAAATGCTTCTGTATAAGAAATCTCCTCTTTTCCTATCGCCGCATTCACTTTATTATGTATAAAATGTACCCATTTTACAAAAGATTCTTTATTATCTAAATAGGGTGTTACAGGATAACGGTCTATAAATGCTGAAAATCGATTTCCAATGTCTTCATTTGGAATAAAAATCGGCAGATTCATTATAAGATCATAATATTTCCGTTTTGTAACAGCATTCGGTGTATCTGGATAGGTAAGAGCGACCGTCATTAAAAAAAACCAATAATGTGGACCCCATATTACAGGATCAAATATAGGTGCATAAGGATTTTTTTTATTATTCATAGTATCCGCCATTTTCTAAAACAAACTATATAGAAACGTTGGATTATAATACTATAATATAAACTATTTAAAATGGCGTCAATGAGTAAAATATATTGTAATAATTGTTCAAAACAGGGACATATGTATCATCAATGTAAAATGCCGATTTTAAGTATTGGTACAATCGTATTTAAAGAGGTTCCCTCGACTTTCAAAGAGGTTCCCTCGGTAAACCCATCATTGAATGATATAACAAAATGTGATTCTAAAACACATCTTCAATTTCTTATGATACGTAGAAATCACAGTTTTGGATTTATGGATTTTATTCGAGGAAAATATTCGATTTATAATAAAGATTTTCTATTGAATTTATTTAATGAAATGACAGATTATGAAAAAAATATGATTCTTATAAGCGAGTTTAAAGAGCTATGGTGTTATTTATGGAATAATAGGGATAGTTTTTTACAGTATAGACAAGAACAATCTGTTTCAGAAGAAAAGTTTAATTCATTAAAATCAGGTATTTTTTTTCAAAATTCATATTATTCTATTAAATCGATTATTGACGAATCGAGTACACAATGGAGAGAACCAGAATGGGGATTTCCAAAAGGTCGGCGTAATAATTATGAGAGAGATTATGATTGTGCTTTACGCGAATTTCGCGAAGAAACTGGTTATTCAATAAACTGTCTTAAAAATATCGAAAATATAATGCCCTTTGAAGAAATCTTCACTGGTTCGAATTATAAATCATATAAAAATAAATATTTTTTATTAAAAATGCTTAATGAAACTCCAAAGTCAGTAGATCATTTTGATAAAAGTGAAGTAAGTAAGATGGAATGGAAGACATATGAAGAATGTATGGAATGTATTCGACCATATAATTTAGAAAAAAAACAGATGCTAACGAATATTTATCAGGCATTAATGACATATAAAATGACGGGATAAATCCCCTCAATCTAAAAACGTTTCATTATATGAATAATAATATCTATATAATGTAAGAAATGGATAAAGACGAGAAATCAAAACAAAATATAACAAAAAGAAAACGTTGTCCAAAAGGTCAAATGTATGATAGGACTACTGGAGAATGTAAACCTAAAATAGAAATACAGTCGGATATTCGCCAACCTGCAGAAATGAAAGGTATAAAAGAATTATTTGGTGATGTTTTATTGCCTTCTTCTTATTCTTCTTCTTCTGAAAAAGTCGAACCACTTGAAAATAAACAAAAACGTTGTCCAAAAGGTCAAATTAGAGATCCTATCACTAAAAAATGTATTCCAAAACAAACCCGTGTAGCTATTCCTAAAATAAAAAGAAATAAAACAAATAAAATACAATTAGTTTTAGAAGAACAAGAAGAAGAACAAGAAAATAGACAACCCGAAAATTCTATAAACGATTTGATAGACTTTACTAGTCAATATAAAGGTATTATTTCAGAAGTACCTTTAGTTGATGAAGAATCGAGCGTAGATGTAATGATAGATACTGTAAAACCGGATTCTAATGAAAATGAATTCAATCAAAAAAAGGAAGAAAAAGATGAATATGAGAATCCTACAGAAGAATATTCCGAATTATATCCTAGTTTAAACGATCCCGAATTCTCTCATAAAATCGCATCAAAAAAGGAATTTGCCGATACAAAATACGATGGATCTCTCTATCCGATCGAACAAAAAGCCAATGAAATGTGCGAATCCGATTTTGAATTAATGCCCCACCAAGTATTTATCCGAAATTTCCTTTCTTACCAAACCCCCTATAATAGTCTACTTCTATATCATGGTTTAGGATCAGGAAAAACGTGCTCTGCAATTGGTGTTGCAGAGGAAATGCGCGCATATATGAAACAAAGTGGTGGTATAAAAACAATTCTTGTTGTAGCTTCGCCCAATGTACAAGATAATTTCCGATTACAACTTTTCGATGAACGTAAGTTAAAAGAGGTCGGTGGACAATGGAATCTGAATGTGTGTATAGGAAATACTCTATTAAATGAAATCAATCCGACAAGTATTTCTGGACTATCGAGAGAACGTATTATTGCGCAAATCAATACGATTATTCGAAAATCCTATGAATTTATGGGATATAACGAATTCGCGAATTATATTACACGAAAAATCTCCGTTTCAGACGATCGTGGTTATGATTCAACAATTCAAAAGAGTATGACGCTGAAAAATATTGAGAATTATTTTAATGACCGACTCATTATTATTGATGAAATCCATAATTTAACTTTAGCGGATAATAAACAGAAGAAAACATCAGTTCTTTTACAAGTCATTGCAAAACATTCGAAATCTATGCGACTTCTACTTCTCTCTGCAACCCCTATGTATAACTCGCCAACAGAAATCGTATGGCTAGCGAATCTTATGAATATAAATGATAAACGTTCTTCTATCAAAGTTTCGGATGTTTTTGATAGAGAGGGTAAATTCTTAGAGATATCAGAGGAAGAAAAGGCTACTAAAAAAAATACAGAATCGGGTAAGGACCTTCTTAGAAGGAAACTGACTGGCTATATTTCATATGTCCGTGGAGAGAATCCATATACTTTCCCATATCGTGTTTATCCGGATATATTTGCGCCTGAGCGTAGTATTCGCTCGAATAAATATCCCGAAAAACAGATGAATCAGAAGGATATTGACCAGCCATTAGAACATGTGCCTGTTTATTTAAATGAAATCGGGGAATATCAAGAAAAGGCATATCAACTCATGGTAAAATCATTAGAGGATACAGTGGATTCCTTTGAGAAGATGGAAGGTTTTGGATATACTGTTCTACTCGCCCCCTTAGCATCCCTTATTATTACTTACCCAAATGAAACCCTCGATAAAATGATAAAGGAACAATCCTCCGATAAAAAAGTCTCTGGATTTATCGGCGAAACCGGTCTGAATACCGTGATGACCTATATTGAACAGAAGCCCACAGAAGAAAATCCGATTCCCCTTCGCCATTCATTCCAATATAGACCAGAAGTTCTAAAACGATATGGTCCGATTTTCAAACCTGATAGAATCGGTAAATATTCGGCAAAAATCGCGGAAATCTGCCGCTTAATAAAATCATCTTCCGGTATTATTCTCATCTATTCCCAATTTATCGATGGCGGATCCGTTCCAATGGCCCTCGCCCTAGAAGAAATGGGATTCGCCCGTTTCAGTACTGGCCAACATAAGAATCTGTTTAAGAAACCCCCGACAGAAGCAATCGATGCACTATCTATGAAACCTAGATCCGAGCATTTATTAGATCCCCAGCAAAATGGCGTATTTCAACAAGCGAAATATATGATGATCACTGGTCATAAAGAATTCTCTCCAGATAATTATTCCGATGTGAATTATTTAACGAGTCCAGATAATATTCACGGCGAAAAAGTTAAAGTGGTTTTGATATCCAAGGCAGCGGCCGAGGGTCTCGATTTTAAACATATTCGCCAAGTCCATATTTTAGAACCCTGGTATAATATGAATCGTATTGAACAAATTATTGGCCGCGGTGTACGTAATGGAAGTCATTGTAAATTACCTTTCGCTGAGAGAAATGTCGAGATTTATTTACATGGTTCTCTCACGAAATCAGGAGAAGAGGCAGCGGATTTATATGTTTATCGACATGCTGAGAAAAAGGCGAAAAAGATCGGCGAAGTTACCCGTGTTCTAAAAGAAGTCGCCGTCGATTGTATTCTGAATATTTCCCAAACAAATCTTACTGAGGAGAGACTCTTTGAACTAGTAGAGAATCAAAATATTCAGATACAGTTACCGAGTGGTCCCCTAATAAAATATAAAATCGGCGATAAACCCCATACCGATATTTGTGATTATATGGATACGTGTTTTTCAAGAACAGAGTGTCATACTAAAAAAAATATAGATATACCCGAAGATCAAATTGACGCCTCTACCTATGAATCGGAATTTATGAAAACATCGCTTATAACTATGATGAAACGAATTCGCGATTTATTTCGAGAGAAATCAGTATATCGTTTTAAAGATATACAACAAAATATCAATCTCTCAAAAATATATCCGGAAGAACAAATTTACTATGCACTTTCGAAATTTATAGATTCAAAATCTGAAAAACTAGTAGATAAATATTCGCGTTCTGGATATATGGTAAATCGTGGTGAGTATTATCTTTTCCAGCCGAATGAAATAACGGATGAAAATGCATCTATTTACGAACGTATTATACCAGTAGACCATAAACGAGAGAAATTACTTTTAGAACTACCCACAGAGAATACTTCTAAGAATATCATGATAAATTTACAGCGAAGTACTAGTAACGATTCAATCGAAGGTGAGTCTACGAGTGATTATTCGAATATCGCCATTCAATTAAAAAAAGCGGTGGATACTGTTTTCCAAGAGGTCCAGCTTTTAAAAGGTTCAGAGAGAGATTGGTATTTACATGCGAATAATGTATTACATTTTATAAATAATCCAGAAAATGAAAAGATGTCGATTATTAAAAATATTATTCCGAGAGAAACGATTCTAAAATATATTATTTACCATTTTATCGATTTTTTACCCTATTCTGATAAAGTCATAATATTAAAAAATAGGAATACTGAAATGGATCAGATACCCGAACAAATACATAAATATATGAAACAATATTTCGAAGAAAAAATAGTAGCTGTTCGAAATACTCATGGTATTGCATTAGTGAATAATAAAGAAATTTTATATTTAGTAGAAAATCTAGAGAGTCCGAATAGTTGGGTAAAAGCGAGGTCGGAAGATGAGGATAGAATTATGACGGAATTAAAACAATCGATCGTACCATATGAAACAATGTTTCCACTTGTTGGATTTATACATTTATTTAATCCTGCATATGGAATGTCGTTTAAAATAAAAAATATGGTTCCTGGAAAACAGAATAAAAATAATAAGGGTGCTCGTGCAGATCAAGCCGCAAAACCAGATTTAGTAAATAAAATAAATATGGTTTTAGAATACGAAGAAGATATTTTTGCACTAACTACCAGTGTTAGAACAATCGGTATTTCTGTATTATTAGAGTTATTTATGCGGTATAAAACAGATGAAGAAGGTGCGAATATGTTTTTTACTCCGGAATTAGCGTTGGTGAATCGGATTGTGGATTTATAATGGTTGGGGTTTTTATATATTTGGATGATATAGTATCATATTATTTGATGATACTATAGGATGAATAGAAAGAATAGAAATGATTAACGACGTCTGGATTTACGTTGTTTCTTGGATTTAGTTTTTCTTTGTTTTTTGGATTTTTTAGACTTACGCTTACCGCCAATTTCTACCTGTATCCATGATCTACAATCGTTTAGATTATATTTTTTTCTACATTCATTTAATCTTGTTACACAGTCATCACGACAAGGCCCCCCAAATTCAATTTTTCCTGTATCAACAGTATATTCTCTTATTTTATTTGAAGTAGGAAGATGGTCTTTAAATGCAGAACCGTACGGCATTCTTTTATAATACCCTTAGAAAATTGATCCTAAATAATGAAATAATTAGAAACCACATAAAATCTATTGATTATTATAATACAGTATAGACTTTTCTAAAATATGACATCAAGAATTCCTAAATCAAATATGGATAAATCAAGAGTCGATCGACAGAAAGATCAAGAAAAAGACTCTCAAGAGCCAAGAAAACGCTATGGTCCTTATATTAAATCGCTCCTTGAACAAAAGGTTTTTCTAAAGATTACCGAAATCGGTCAAAATATCAAGCCGAATTTAGAACGAATGATTTCGGCGAAAGTTGAAGGAAAATGTACCGTCGAAGGGTATATTCGACCGAATTCTGTTCATGTAATCAATTACTCCGCAGGGAAAGTTAATGGAGAATATGTAGAATATCATGCAATTTACGAGTGTATGGTTTGTCATCCTGTAGAAGGTATGGATATTGAATGTGTTTGTAAAACATTGACGAAAGCGGGTATTCATGCAGAAGTCGTCGACCAATCTGGCCATATCCCGATTACAATTTTCATTTCACGTGACCATCATATGAATCATCATGAATTCGGACTTGTAAAAGAAGATGGACGACTTCTCGTGAAAATTGTAGGAATTAGATTCGAACTGAATGACCCCTATATATGTGCGATTGGCCGACTTTTAGAGAGAATCGAAGACCAGGGGCAGAGGAGAATCACGATTCATAATGATGCATAATATATAAAAAATACAAGTATCTATATAAATACTTGTATTTTAATGGTAAGAAGTAGATGTTTTATTTGATTTTTTACACCATTTCACATTTTAAACGCTGACATTTAAGGGTCGGCATCTTTGAATGTGATTTGGTAACTGTTACTTTATAACCGATAAATTGCCTTTTTTATATCCGATAAATAGGCATTGAAAGGTTAAATGTGTAATAAGAAAAAAGTTTTTATTTTTATACTGTTAGTGTTTTTTCCAAAACTCATCATTTATTCTTTATAAGTAATCGGCTTTTTGTTATGAACATTTTTCATTAAGGGTCAGATTATTCACTGCTTGCATAGTGTGGTAAATAACGACAGATTTGGATATTCAATACTGTATTATAATGTAGGATACTTTTTTTATTATTTTATAAATCAATTTTTATATTGGAAAAACTCATATTTTTAGTTACAAATAAAATAATATAGAGTATTCTATAATATTCTTATATCAAATATAGATTATCGAATAACGATGACCACTGCCTATCCAATTACTGAAATCGAAAATATAAAACGATCGATAGATATATTATCGAAAACCCATCATATTGAGATTTTAAAAATATTAAAGAAATTTCCAGAAGTAAAATTAAACGAAAACAAAAGTGGAGTTTATATAAATTTAACTTTTCTACCAAAAAATGTATTGGATTCTATAAATGAATATTTAATATATATTAATGGTCAAGAAAAGATGCTCGAATTAGCTGAGAATGAAAAAATATTTTTTAAGAACCAAATTAATTTACAAGATGATAATCAATCAGAAAAAGAAGATAAAGATAATTTCCCAAATAAATATAGTTATATTTGTTAAAAAATGATTCATTCCTATCCAAGTATTCATAATATTTTTTATTCAAATAAAACATATGGTTATGAAGACATTTTACGTTTACAAAAATTTTGTTTATCATCAGAGTATTTAGTACGATCATCTCAGCATATACAATCAGAAATTTTAGAAAAATCTGATATTTCTGCAGAGGTAGATTCTAATGAAAATGAAGAAAAGAGACCCTCAGAAGAACCTCCCAAAAATGGAAAATCAGATTCAAAAAATGAAAAGTTGGCGACTTTTACAAAATCTGATTCTTCAAAATATTGGATTCCTGATAAACCAGATACACTTTTTTGGTCGGTTTATATTTCGGTAAATGGATTCTCTGATTATTACCAGATTGGACATCTATATGGGAAGCGTATTTTGGAAGAAAAATTGAAAATTGCGAATTGGATAAAGGAAAATCCAAAGATATTAAAAACATCGAATTATAAATTTACGAATGAATCTATACAAGAAACAATATCGGAATTTATGGTAGACCAGGTATTATCTTTTAAGGGGCTCGCTGCGCTCGCCTTGTATTATAAACGAACGATTTATCTTTTAGAAGAGAAACGTAAAATATATTTGAAATTTGTATCGGAAGATAGTTTGGATCCTATTTATATTTATTATCATGATTTTATGCGAGGAAATCATAAATATAAGATTTTAAATGACGAAACTAATAATGATACTTCCTTTATAAATGATTGGTTTTGTTTAGAAACTGTTTTAAAACCATTAAAGAGTATTGGAAATTATAAATCCGATGAATTAATTGCGATTGCGAATAAGATAGGAATAGAAGTACCTGTAAAGTCTAAAAAACCAGAGTTATATGAGCTAATAGTAAAACAGTGTTCTTGGTATAAGGAACGATAAGGAACGATAAGGAACGATACAAAATAGAAAATTGATTTTAAATAAAATTATATACAGATATATTATACTCTTTATATAATGTCTGAAAAAGAAGATTTGAACGAAGGTAATATAGAAAAAACAGAAACAGAAATAAAAAATCCAAGAAGAGACTCTATAAAAAAACAGATGGAAGATGCAAAAATAGAACTTCAATCACAACTAGAATCCTATTTAGAAAGTACACCAAGAATTGATGGAAAACAAAACGAATTTGAGATTCGGTTTGGTACAAAATCTGTGAAACCATTTTCTAGAACCGATTATGATAATGTAGTACGTCAATTGAAAACTGCTGGTTTCTATAGTACGAATGAAATAGGTGAACAGCTTCTACGTATAAATCCAGAATTTAAGAATCCTAAAACTGGACAAGAAACGATAAGTAATATCCGTGTTGAATTAGCTGGTGGTTTTATTATAGAAAAATTCTGTGAAACGAATGATATTAATAAGCTGATAGAAAAATCTAAAAATTCCATTACATTTACACAAAAAATGGGTCAGAAGGGAAGGGATGAGAGATTTCTTAAAAAAATCGATTTTACAGATATGAATTTTCGCGCATCATGGCAAGTAGAATCAAATTATACTTTAAAATCTCCCGCGATTCAGAATATGCTTTCTACTTGGGGTGATTCTAAAAAAGTATTTCGTTATATGAATCGTGTTCGATTCGAACATGATAAATATCCTTTATTTGCGGATATAAGTATTGTTCGTTCTTCTAGAATACGACGTGGTTTTAATGGAATACCTGTTCCTATACCTGAATATACGATTCAAAAGGCGAATGTCTTTAAAAATCCGATTGTTTATGAAATCGAGTTTGAAATTGATAATAGTAGAGTTGGTCCTGGTACTATTTATAATAAAAATACGGAGTTATTATTATCAGATATACGAAAATGTATACGTATTGTTATGAGTGGATTACAACGCTCAAATTATCCGATATCGTTATCCGAAAAAGAATCTGTTTTAGAAACCTATGAAAAGATAATATATTCTAAAAAAGATGACCAAGACCAAGAAGAACAAGACCAACAAAGACGAAAAAAGAGATTATTTATTGGTCCTTCTTCTGTACCTCTACAAGTAGAGAATATTATAGAAGTTGAATATGACGATAATATGGCTGTTCCTAATATTCGGTATAATTATACGGTAACAGATAAAGCCGATGGTGAGCGTATGTTAGCACTTATCAATTCAGAAGGGCTTATCTATTTCATAGATAAAAATATGAATGTGTTATTTACTGGTGCAAAAACAGTCGAACGAAAATGTTTTAATAGTATTTTAGATGGTGAATTTATTAAATATGGTAAGGAAAACCGCCTTTTAAATTTATATGCAGCTTTTGATATTTATTTTATCAATAAAAAATCGGTAAGAGAAAAGGCGTTTGTTCCAATCAATACAAAAGAAGAAGAATCGGGTGAAATTTTCCGACTCCCATTATTATCAGAATTTATAGGTATGTTAAAACCAGTATCTGTTGTAAAAGAAAATAATGGAGCAGGCTTTTGGAAAGAAGTTACTAAGAAGGGTGAAAAAGTATGGTTTAATCAAAAAACTGGTATTATATCTAATGTGGAACCAGATGCGATCCGTAATTCTTCATGTAATTTACGTGTAGAATGTAAGAAATTCTATATAAGACGTCCTGGAACATCTATATTTACTTGCTGTGACCAGATTTTAAATGCTGAATCTGATGGTATTTTTCCGTATAATATTGATGGACTCATTTTTACACCTTCAAAAACAGGTGTTGGTTCAAATAAACCAGGTGAAGCATGTGAGTATCATAAAGGTACATGGAACCTCTCATTCAAATGGAAGCCATCAAATTATAATACGGTAGATTTCCTTGTTTCTACTGTAAAAGATAAATCAGGTAAAGATAAAATAAGTCATCTTTATCAAGATGGATTTAGTAGTATGGATGGAATTGCACAGTTCAAAACACTAGAACTTCGCTGTGGATTTGATAAAGTAAATCATTTGTTTACAAATCCATTTCATTCTCTTATTATGGGAAATTTTCCTAAAAAAGAAATATCGAAAGAAGAAGAACGTGATCGTTATATTCCTATGCGATTTGTACCATCGAACCCATATCAATCCGATGCTGGATTTACAAATATTCGGTTAAAACCAAATGGAGAGGATATGATTATGATGACAGAAGAGGGCGAATATTTCGACGAAGATACGATTGTTGAATTTAGATATGATATGTCGAGAGAAAATGGTTGGCGATGGATCCCGATAAGGGTCCGTCATGATAAGACACAAAAAATGCAAAGTGGGAAATCGGAATATGGAAATGCATACCATGTTGCAAACGATATCTGGAAATCGTATTATAATCCAGTTACAGAAGATATGATTAAGACGGGCGAAGATATCCCTGATGCAGTCGATAACCTCGATATTTATTATAATAAATCGAAGGATGAATCGCGAACCAAGTCCCTCCGTAATTTCCATAATCTCTTTGTCAAAAAGAAGTTAATTATGGGGGTTTCAAACCGCGACGATATCCTTATTGATTATGCAGTAGGAAAAGCAGGTGATCTACAAAAATGGACACAAGCGAGACTCGGATTTGTTTTAGGAGTCGATATTGCAAATGATAATATTACGAATGTGGTCGATGGGGCATGCGCCAGATATTTAAATGAACATAAACTTTCGGATAATTTACCTGGCGCTCTCTTCTTAAACGGTAATTCTGCGAAAAATATTCGCGACGGGTCCGCTTTCGCTTCCGAACAAAATAAGAAAATTATAAAGGCGGTATTTGGCCAGGGTCCAAAAGACGCATCTTTATTAGGTCGGGGTGTCTATAACCAATATGATATTGCGGCAGATGGATTCCATATCAGTTCTTGTCAATTCGCTGTCCATTATTTCTTTGAATCTCCGATTTTATTACATGGATTCCTCCGGAATCTAGCCGAATGTACACGACTCAATGGATATTTCGTTGGTACATGTTATGATGGTATTACGATTTTCAATGCATTAAAGGGTATTAAAGAGGATGAAATGATTTCATTTATGACGGATAAGAAATCCAATAATAGAATTTGCGAGATTACAAAGAAATATTCGGATACTGGATTCCCAGATGATGAACTATCGGTCGGATATGCTATAGATGTTTATCAAGAAACGATTAATAAGACATTTCGTGAGTGGCTCGTGAATTTTGTCTTCTTCCAACGTATATTAGAAAACTACGGATTTACGCTAGTGACAAAAGACGAGGCAAAACAAATGGGACTGCCCGATGCAACTGGGATGTTCAGTGAATTGTATGAGCAGATGCAGATGGAGATAAAACAGGACCATCGGAAAAAGGCGAATTATAAAGAGGCGCCCTATATGAGCGATGGCGAGAAATCCTTGTCATTTATGAATCGTTATTTCGTGTTTAAGAAAACGATAACAGTAAATGCTGCACAGATCGAGAGAGAGGCTTTAAAGAAAATCAAGATGGTGAATATGGGAGAGGAAGAAGTCGTTGATTTTGGGGATTTGGGCGATCAAGTAGAGGAAGAGAGGAAGAAAAAGGCAGTCACGGGGAAAATAAGGAAATTGAAAGCCAAGGTTATTCTTTCTAAGACGAAACCATCATTGGAAATTAAAGAAGATACAATGGAATCGGATGTTTTAGAAATGCCGAGCGGATTCGGAAAACAAGAGGAAGAAGGACAAGAGGAAGAAGGACAAGGAAATATTCAATTCGTTTTGGATGAAGAGGATAACTTAGAAGAGAAACAGAAAAACGAATCAAATAAAGAGGAATTAGAAGAAGTCGATATAGTAGAAAAACAACCAAAAGAATCTAAACCAGAAAAAATAACAATTCGTGTGAAAAAACCCAAGAAAACGGATAAATAGATTGTAAAAAATATAAAAATCTCTCAAATATGAAATATAATTTATAAAATATATTTCATACTATTTTTTAGAGGGGGTGAATTCCAAAACATATATTCCATTTATGTTATAATATTCTCCATATATTTATTCTCTCAAAATCTATATAAATATTTTCCAAGACACTATATAGTTCTTTAAAAATCATATAAAATAAAATCTAAAAATATGACCTATTTTTTATTACCACGCGCCAATTCTAAAACATATGAATCTATACGATATTCTAAAATAGATCCTTCTGAAAATCCCGTATTTATTTCAGGAACTCTCTCCGACTATCTCTCGTCACTTAAAGAAAAGATTACTCCAAGAGAACGTTCTTGGGATATTTATAAAAAATATACCAATCCATATGAATATATTCATACGCCTGTTCCAATGAAAAAGAAATCTGTTGCGAAAGTGAAACCTATCTCTCGTTCCTATTTTAAAATGATTGAAATATTAAATATATTCGAATTAATACCAGAAACAGATGTAACTATGCAATCAAACTTGTGTGAAATATTTCATCGACCGATAAAAACATTCCATTTAGCAGAAGGCCCAGGAGGATTTATCGAGGCACTCGCAACACTACGCTCTAATCCTGATGATAATTATTATGGAATGACGTTGATTGATAATAATCCACAGTCGAGTGTACCGAATTGGAAAAAAGGTAACGATTTTCTCGGTAGATTCCCAAATGTCCACCTTGAATATGGTGCGGATAATACTGGAAATATATTGGTTTTGGAAAATCTCCAATTTTGTAAAGAGAAATATGGGACGTCAATGGACCTTATCACAGGCGATGGTGGATTCGATTTTTCCGTTGATTTTAATCACCAGGAAATAGCGATTGCGAAACTCTTATATGCACAACTGGCTTTCGCAGTAACAATGCAGAAAAAAGGTGGATCTTTTGTATTAAAAATATTCGATTCATTTATGAAACATACTCTGGATATATTATATTTATTGGCTTCTTTTTATGAAACTGTACATATTATGAAACCGAAGACGAGTCGTTATGCAAATTCCGAGAGATATATTATATGTAAGGGATTTTTATTTGATTCAAATGAGGAATTCTATCCATTTATAGAGAGAGGGTTTATTCAGATGGTAGAACCTATAGAAGAAGAAACAGAAGTTCCATGCCGATTATTATCTTTCGATTTACCCTATTTTTTCGTACAAAAAATAGAAGAATATAATTCAATATTCGGCCAGAAACAAATACAAAATATATATTTTACAATGTCTCTTATTGATAATAAGAATAAACAGGATAAAATCGAAACATTATTAAAAACAAATATTCAAAAATCGATTCAATGGTGTATAAAATATAATATTGATTATAATTTTATACAAAATATTAATATTTTTTTGCATGATATTTCGGGTCTATAATTTTCGGGTCTAAAATTTACCGGGGTCTATAATTTTCGGGTCTATAATTTTCGGGTCTAAAATTTACCGGGGTCTATAATTTACCGGGGTCTATAATTTTCGGGTCTAAAATTTACCGGGGTCTAAAATTTACCGGGGTCTAAAATTTACCGGGGTCTATAAACGTTGTCTTAAAGGTGGATCTTGACAACCAATCGCACCTGTATATTTACATATGACAGGTGTTTTATGTATAGGAAATCCGATTTGATCTTTTAATGTATATTGATGATCCGTTACACCATATGCTAATGCATTTGCTGTAGCTGAACCATATGCGGATTGTAGCTTACTTGCAATATCTGTAATAGTATCATATTTTTTACGTAATATTAAATTACTACTACTGACAGCGCCCTGTACTCCAAATTGCGAATTATTTGGTTTATAATTCATTTTCACATAATTGGATGTAATTAATGGGGATATATTCGAACCTTGTGATGAGTTACTATATGTGCCTGGTGTAAATCCGATAATCTTTTGGAAATTCGTCGAAGGAATAATAATAGAGGGGCTAGTATTTGTTAAACTAACTACTTTTGTAATATTATCAACCCAACTACATGGCTGATTTACACTAACACCAGTACCTAAAATAAAATTACTACCTTGGGGTATTATAAATATAGTATATGGTACGATTGTAATGATTACGCTATTATTAATACTATCATATGTTAAAGTAAATAAAAATTGGTTGGATGTGCTATTTTTAATAAAATATGTATTGTTTTGGACCATTGCACTTTGAAAAATATTATTCAATGATATAATATCATATTGACCATCTGGTATATTTACTGAATATGTCTGTCCATCTAACCATGTATAATTAAAAAGATTATTATTACTTGCTGCTGAAATATATGGTTGTATGCAATGAGAAATACCATTAGGCGAATATAAATTACCACTAGAGAGTGCAGAACCAGGTTTTACTGCATTATTACCCTGGCGTATAAAATGATATTGATTTTGAGAGAATGTTAAGTTACGACTTACTAAATATTGATTTCGGTCGGTACAATAACTCGAATTATTCTTTGTAGGATCATATTTTTTTCGAATCATACCTGCACTTCGAACACGTCGGCGTGCATCTACATCCGGCATATTGATATTACAATTTGTCGATTTACACTCTGTAACTTGATTATCTATAAAATTTACTAAACCATTCTTACAAGTAAGATTTTCAGAAACAATCGTAGAACCAGGCATATTAAAGAGGTCGATTGATTGCGAAACCCGGTTACTACATCCAGAATAGGACAGCTGAGGCGATGAGGATGCAATCTCTCGCCGATATAGTTTTAAAGGCATGGGTTTCATTAATTGATGAATACCTAGAGTAGATGAAACGTTTTTATTTTCTTTAATAAAAGAGGATATTTGATAAAATACTTGATCTTTCCAACGAATATATGGTTGTTGATTTAATCCTAGTAATGCCGACATTTCTAATATACTATAATAAAATATATTTTATATTATATATTATATTGTATTATAGTATATGAAACGTTTATCTTTTTCTTATATTTCTCTCTTTCTTTTATCCATACTTTTATTTTTTATATATTTAATCGGTTCTTCTTTTTCACCCCTTTATTTTAGGGAAGGGTTGAATGGGAATATACCGATTAAAGGTAAAATCTATGAAAATACACTAACATTAGAGAATCCGACAATTCTTTCTACTGGAGATATATTACAAACGGTGGATTTAAAAAATATAGTAGATTTATCACAAAATCCTGTAACAATTTCTACCGGTTCTAGTATTGCAATAACTAAATATTCATTATCTGGTAAGGTTGATCCTTCTGGTAGTATACCATATAATATAGATATATCAATGAATATTAGCAGTGTAAATATGCCCAATCAATATCCAATACAAATCCAAATTACTGGTATAATTCCTTCGAATTCTACAGTTTTAACTTTAAAAAATGTTCCATCTTCAACTATCAAAACTGGATATTTATTATTAGGTAGTGCTTCTAATCAATTAAACGATTCCCAAAATAATCCGATCTCTATATCATCGGGTAGTTATCCAACATTTACTTTATCCGCAATTCCGAATCAAGATTATATTACTCCTGATATATGTATGAATTATATTATTCAAGAAAATAAATAACTTAAATATTAGCTTGCATTTTATCATAGTTTTAAATGAATTTTCTAATAGATCCTAAAGATTTTAATATTAAAAATGTATTTTTATTAGATACTAAAGAAAATACAATAATGAATGGTAATTTTATCAAATTAATTTATTCAACTGTATTTTTAACATTAAACTGTATTTTTTTAGAATTTCCCATACAAATTTATGAAAAAAAAAGTTATAATGGAAAATCATATATATTTTTTAATAATAAAGATTTTTCTGATTTAGTTGATAGTTTTCAAAAAATAGAGTCGTCTTTATTGGATTTATTCGTACAAATTAATAATAAAGCTTCTAAAAAAAAAGTTGTATATACGATTCATACTCAATTAAAAAATGGAATGATTAAATATTATCAATATTCAGAAATAAGGAATGAATCTATGTTTTTTATGAAAATTTCAGGTATTTGGGAAACCGCTACAGAAATTGGGCTTACTTATAAATTGATAAATTGTTAATTATTTCTATTGAGAATATAAAAATGTATTCTTATATTTTCGATTCGATTGAATTATTTGCATTTATTCTTCCAGCTCTTCCAGAATCAATATATTATCGATTATTTATATTATTTTGTTATTTTTTAGCTCATTATTATAAAATACAATATATTTATTTAGAAATAAAACATAGTTTCATTTAGAAAATAGCATCCACACTTTCTAATGCCCCCTCTGTCCAACCTTGTGTTCTACTAACAACTTCGCCTACAACTAGAATATTTTCTGCTGGGTGCTGTGCTTCTTTAATAAATTGATTTCTACTCTTATATCGTGTTCGATCTAATGGACTATAATAATGTGTACCAATTTCCCAATAATAGGATTTTATAGCGATTAATTCAAGACTATTTTTTGGGAGTAAGAGAGATTTTTCTAAAATTCTCTCATAATAATCCCTATTTTTCTCGGTATTTTCTAATTTATTTCTTAGAAAATATGCATTTCGATTATCGTTATATACGATCATATATACTCCCTTTCCTGGATTTATGGGTATGATTTTCTGTAAAATAGATGGAAGAACGGTATATGTTTTAACAGATTCTTTTAAAAAAGGGAGAGATGTTTTGGAAAATTTACCATAGATTCTTAAATAGGGTTGTCCTTCAATCTCTCTATAAATCGGATAATCTGGAAATAGTTTTCGCAGACTTTTTATAGTCGTAGCTACGATTATTTTTTTTCCAATATATATATTTGATTGTGTCATTATTTGATAGTTGGATTCTTTTTTTTCAATCGATTCGACTTTTTGAGAGAATCGGAAGTTTTTTATCCCGATTTTTTCAATAAATCTCTCAATCAGTTCATTCCAATCTATATGGAATATTTCATTACAACAAATATCATCCTCGAATCCATAATAATAAAGAGCTTCTTCAATATCCGTATTTTCAAAATCTTGATATCCCACTTTTGATAAAAAATCGTCGTATACCTCCTTTCCTAGGATTTGAAGAGAGAAATCGCGAAATGTCTTTTTTATTTTTTTATTATCTTTTGTTTTTTCTTTATATTCCTTAAATTCTTTTCTTAAATATTTCACTACCTGTTGAATATCTTTTTTCGGATCGGTTGGTTCCTTTTTATCATAAAAAAGGGGCGAATATTCGATTTTAGAAAGAGAAGAATGTATCGGAAATCCAAGTTCTCTTAATAATCTCACTAATACTTCATCTTTTTTTCTTCCAATACCTGCTCCTTTCGCAATTTGTACTCCATAGAAATCGTCCATTCCAATACGTCCACCGATATCACAATGTTCATGTTGTTCGAGTAATACGATCCTCGCGGTTTTATCATGTTTTTTTATTTGATATCCACTATATAATCCTGCGATTCCTGTACCAATAATAATATAATCGTAGAATTGTGTTTTAGACATATATTATATTAATCCTATAAAATAATAATAAATAATATTACTTATTATTATAAAATGTACGAATCTCTCAAAGTATCCGAAAAAATTCCCAAAATAATCCATCAAATATGGATCGGACCTTTGCCCCCTCCTCTTTCATGTATGGATACTTGGCTCTATAAAAATCCCGATTTCGAATATATTCGTTGGACAGAAGCCGAATTTGAGAGACGCGGTATAGTATTCGAAGCCCAAGAAAAAATCGATATGATTGGCGAATATTCTGGAAAAACCGATATTATGCGTCTCGAAATTCTCTCGAAATTTGGCGGTATTTTCATCGATGCGGATTCAATTTGTATAGAACCTATTGGCGAATTATTTGAGAGATTTGCTGATAAATCGGGATTCGCTACCTTTGAAAACGAGATTTCTAGAAAAGGGCTTGTCGCAAATGGGAACTTGGCTATACAACCAAAACATCCACTTTTGAGAGATATGCTCGATTGGATTCTAAGTCCCGCATCCGATATACCGATTCGTAGTCTTCGATCTTGGGGATCGGTTGGCCCTGCGCTTTTAACCCGTTTCCTAGAAACGGGT